CTGAGTATTGTAACCCCCCCAGGTGAAGATCGAGCAAGCTCGTCTTGTGTAGTTTAGGTAGTCTTCCTACCTGCCTACCTAAGCGGTAGGAGTGTCTTTTTCAGGAGAACCCTCTTGGGATCGAAGTGGTTGACGTCCACTGAACTCCTCAAAGACATTTTTTGCCCATCGGAGCCAGTATTCTCTAGCTTCCTCCGGGTGGATTGAGTCAACGGCCACATAAGTCTTACCATCTACCGTCAACAATCGTGGGTGGCTCTCACCCGCGCCTTCTACGTATTCGTAGTTGTTCACGTTCACCCTCTTAAATCCGGCGAACTTCATTCCTCCATTACCCTTCTTTCCATTTCCCTTCTTCTTCTTTTTGCCGTTCTTCTTAGCAACTTTCTTCAAAGGTGCTGTCCTGAACAACGTCCTAGAACCAGCTCTATCCATGTTATAACTACCCATCAATGCTAACACGGGCGCTGCTGCTTTCGGAGCTTTCGTGATAGCTTGTGTTATAGACAAACCAGTCCGATACATGTTAGCCAAATTGTCCATCCATGCTCGCTTCGAGTCCGGAGACATCGAATTGAACTTACCAGCAGCCTCAGATATCCATTCCAATAGCCTAGGTCCTCCGACTTTCTGCGCTGAACTAGCGATACCTTTGTACTGATTAATGATCACAAACTCATATTTAACACTAATAGTAACCGCGATTCGGGAGTTTGTGCTCGTACCATCTGCTAACACATAGACGAATCTTTCCATCACCACTGAATCAGTTGGTGATCTAATGAAAAGCAAGTCATTAGGCGTATCAGGAACCATCGTTTGAATAACAGTATCCCTTATGCTGATAGGGATCGTATTAGGGTGCTGCTTGATATCCTCAGGGCTTAAATTATCGACATTCGAGTGTAACACATAAAATCTACCCTGCATGTTAGTCACTGCTGCAGTCTCTTCCATCACTATATTATATGAAGTAACTAAATACTCCGTATTCTGGGGACCCACTGGAGATGTAATCCTGTTAGTGGAGCTAAATTTATACCAATGCTCCGCTGGGTGGTACACATATCCTAAAGTGTTAAGGTCGTGCATCTGGAATCTAAACAATCTAATTTGCTCACTCGCAGTATCAGTATGATGCTGTTTGATAGACCCAACAGCGATATCTTTTCTCCCACCTGCTGAAATCCTGACTGGTTGACCATCAGGATGGAAAAAGTGGGCCATTAAATTTCTAGCTTCTTGAGTGCGATTTCCGCTCATTATTTCTCTCTTCTCTCTTACTGAGTTTTTATTTTTAAACCCAGACATCAGGCAGTACTTCACGTTACCTTCAGGGCGTTCCATCATGACATCTAAGTTGATGCCTTCCCTATTAGCTTCTTGGACCACTAACAGGTCAACGTCATCTGAAGAGCTAATTTCTTGGTCATTCCAAAAATCTCCAAACATTTTAAAGTAGTCTACCTTGTTATCAACTACAACCCGAGTTAGTTCTGAAATAGTACTTCGCACATTAATTGTACTAACACCCAAGATTTCGCACATCTGCAACGGATACTCCTGGAGTATAGCCGAAGACCCAGCTGCGAGCAGTCTGCTAAGAGCCACTGCAAACCTATGTATCTTCCAATCCTTCTGAATTTGTCGGTTCGAACCGGTGTACAACCTAGAATTGAAATAAAAGTTTGTCAAATTTGGCAAAACAGCGCATTGCTCTATATGTAATGTTTTAGAACAAAAGGTTGCTCTATTAAAGCCTAAAACACATTCATCTAGGGATATCACAAATCCACTGTGCGCAAGGTCTTCTTCTGGGTCTCTAGAGGTCATTCTCAACATCTCATCTCTTAGGCGTATTAATTGGTTCCTATTACTAGAAAAAGCCGTCAAATCATCACCCGAGACTTTCAGTGCAAATGCTCCTCCAACATGTTCTATGCAAGTTTTCCCGAACATGACCGTAGTCAAAGTGTTTGCCCACGTAGTGGATGGATCACCCGAAGCTCTTCCGCCTTTCCTCTTCAATATGACTTTCCCGATATTAGTGTAAAACTTCGTTCTCTTGATCGTAGCGGTCATCCAATTAATTGATTCCTCAATAATCGAGTCTGGAAATCCGAAGTTTTTCAAGCGGAGTTTGAGCATAGGCTTGAGCATCCTCAACAGTTTCCTTTCCACGACTTCTTGAGTCTCATGGTACACTGTAGCGTCCATAGCACCAAAATCAGTGGATAGAGTGTACCTTTTATTCTCCCGCTTCATCTTAGCCAAAAACTGAGAAAGAGTCTTCTCTGAAGCTCTGTAGCTATAAGCAGGTTCTAGAGTTCCTAAAGTGGCGTTTAACCAATTCGAGATAATCCACGGTATCCCAGCAGCTATCATAGGGCGGTTTTCCACGAGCCTAGCTCTCTTCTTATCATTATAAATCACGTTACCCTGAACTCGTTTGGGGTTAGTGTAAGTTTCATAAGCTTTCACAAACCCTGTGTAATACTTCGTCCCCACGATTCCTTCTCTCTGCCTCGCCACTGCGTCCCTGTATGCTTGCTTCTTAGCTTCCCCAAAACCTTGCTTACCTTCTATTAAATCTTCAGGAGAGATCCACGTGCGATCTATGAAATCTGGATCCAACTTAGAAAGTAAGTTCGCAAATTCTCTCTCTGTAACTAAATTAAGTCGTCTGAGCCAGTCTCGATCGACTCCAGAGTTCGGTCTGAACATCCTGTTTGAAATAGCATGCTGCAAATTTACTATGCTAGTGTGATCATATGCGTAAGATCTTACAAGCTTATCTGGCAGCTCGAAGTCAAAACCAGTTTGTATAGGTTCTCTAGGCTTATTGAGCTCCGAACAATCTGAGATCTCTGCTGCATCCAAAAATTCTAACTCTGAGACCTGGCGTTCCTTCAAATAAAATTGTGCTGAAACAAAAGTTCTGTTATCCCTATTTATAAGCTTGACTTCGTTCTTAGGTTTTCTGACGAAAAAGCCCCTATTCACTTCTCCTATTCCAGAGAATTTAGCTGGATTTTCCGACTCCACTTCAGCCGGCCATCTATTCAATACAAAACTCGCCAAACTACGAACTCGACTAATAGCAAACTTCTTAGTTTTATTCAATAATATTAGGGCAGATCCCTTGATCATATCACTTCCCTTCAACATAGCGCCCTTCAAACTACTTATAGTCCAGTTTGAACTTTCCCTGACCAGTTCTTTACACCGTCCAACACCTTTCCGAATCATTGCAGACATAAACTCCAGGAATACTTGAATCATCTTGATGAGCGCTTCTCTAACTAGTCTAGCACTCTCTCCCACAGAAGGAAGCGAGTTTCTCATCCCACTCAAAGACAAGTTGCTGAATTTCTCTGTCTTCTGCACATAACAAGTCACCTCCTTAGTCATATCCTTAGTTCTCTGCATGAACTGCTTGACGGTTGAAATAGCGTATTCCACTGGTTTCGCAATATAACGCTGGCCTCTCACATATAAATCCATCACTTTCTTGACTGCACCAATTTCTTCGAGCATCTTAGCATTCTTAGCTATGATCCTGGCCCCCTCTGCATGAATTTTTTCCCTATAATTGTAGTAAATTATTCCGGCTGCAGTTATGGGTACTGCAATCATCAACGGATTCATGCCACTAGAAGTCTGCCTGCCTCCAGAAGTCTGCCTCCTTCTCGGTCTCCTTCTTCCTGCGAACAACAACTTATTAACTCCGTTCTTCTCTAGAGTTACTTCTGGGTGTTCCATAATTTCGACATGGTCATGCTTACGCCGAATCTTCGACAACATTTTAAAAGCTCTATACTCCCAGGAGGCATACATAATTAACCACAAGCTGTCACTAACCGAATCAACTGATTTTACTTCAAAGAAATCTGCTACTCGCTGAGGAAAATCAGTTATGCTAGAAAGGAGCATAATACCTAATGAAATTAACCCTGAACGAATCATACTCCAGCGAATTTTCCTGGTAAAAGCAACTTCCCTAGATACCCCTTGCATCTTCACGGCTCTGCGTAATTCCTCGATCTCCTCGCACGCGGAACTCCCTTTATCGATTCGCTCTCCATACCACCAGTCTACTAATTTAAATGCTTGATAACCAAGTGTACACCTAGCTATCATCGGCAAGTAGTTATACAAGCTTGGCTCTACACTTTCTAAGACTACTGCGCTCTTCAACACTCTTCCAGTTAAGTGTTTGCTAATCTCTGATCTAATTTGTGGTAGCAACAGTTTTTCCTTCACTGCCAGATCTCTACCCAAGTAGTTTACCACTTGGGGCATCTTATAAATGGGGTCCTCCGAACGCTTGCACTCTGATTGGAAGTAACGACCAACCCATCTAGAATAATTTATGGAGAGATCTCCCCCATGGGGTGTCATCTGAGTTGCATCAGCTCGAGCCAATCCTGGGTTTGTATTAGGGTGAATGTATGGATCTCCGTTTCCCCGAGCGTAGAAAGTCACAGTCCCTTCACTAACCTCCACAGTGCCTTCTCCATCACCTATGAAATAAAATCCGTTTTGAGACGGGAAATCCATACCGACCATGACAATTTGTGTCTCTATAGGAATCAAGGACATGAAGTGCAGATTCCATACTCTAGTGTCAATATACCAATGCATGTCAGAGAAACAATACACTATCTTCCTTATTAACTTTCCTTTCATCGCCAACTCTCGCATATATGTATTCAACGCATCGATGAAATGGTCCATTCTGAAACTCCCTGTACTTTTATAAGCCTCGCTAATAACGCTATTAGGATACTCAAGGACGACTTTGATATCAATGGGATCCTGCATAGCCTCGAGATATTCCACCCTAGCTTCTATAGCTTCAGCATTCTGAGTCATGTACTGGGAGTCCATTACCGTCACATTCTGTCTATAACATAAGAACGCTGCTCCTGCAGGCGTTCCGTTCCTAACTCTAGGGGGTCTGTGAGCAGGAGGATCGTAATTAGGCTGGAAGGTATACAACCCGCGAATGGTATCAAGAGTGTTGATAACCTTAGACTGCACATCTACGTACAACACACCCCTCTTAGTCGAAAACATCTCCGATTGGTACAGATTTGCCAACGTCCTAGATCCAGCGTGTTCACTATCATTAACTGGGTTGTTGAAATACTCAGCTCCTTTCCCTTCAGCTACCATTGCTGCATGTGCTGCTAACTTCGGCGAATTTTGGAAGAATGGTCCAATAATTCCCTGAGCCTGAACTTTCTTAGACACAGTCTCTTTCCACCCTGAGAACAAATTCTTAGTAGTCCTAACTTCCTTCAACTTTTTCTCAGTGATTCCCATATTCTCCAATTTTGCGAATAAAGCCTTGTCGAACAATAAAGGTCCACAAGTATAATTCGCACAGTTAGGGCATATCTGCTCAAGTTTTTCTGCCTCTTCCAGAAGATCATGGTTTATTAAGCCTCTCCCCATAGTGTTGAGCATTGTTGCAATCAATAACAACTTAGAAGCATCTTTGCAATAACCACACGACTTGACGTCTGATACGGCCTTCCTATACCTATTTACCAAAGTACGCCTTTTCCTCAGTAAAGACTCTGTCACGGCTACTTGAGTCGCTCTATTGATAGGCACTGGAACTCGTTTCGCTTTATTCAGCTTCTCCAACTCCTCAATCTCTTTCTGAATCTTCTCCAACTTCTCCTGCTTCTTATTCAACTTTCTGGCCATTTTCTTCAACTTGAGATTATCCTTCACTTCACCTTCCTTAACCTCTTCTGCAACCTCTTGCACCACCACCTTCCTCTCATAGAGATCTTGTTCACTTGACAAGTCCTTCAATCTGACTTCAAGTCCAACGTGGTACAAGTCCTTCCCAGTAACCCCGACAACCACTCTAAGCTTTTTATCCTTAGGAAGGCTAGCTATAATCTCATTGGTTCCATACACCGTAGCTGAATGATACCAATCCGTTATAGGGCAAGGTTGACCCAAAAGAGCATAATAAGCAGCGACCGTTTTAAAGAGGCAATAACCGTCAGATGGCCAAAACACCATCCTATCAGGATCCTCGAACTGAAAAGTCCAACCATCTAGATCAGCTTTATAACTATCGAAATTGACAGTCAATCTATCTTCTCTAGGGAAGCTGCGTTCCATCTGATCCACCATGCGTTTCACCTGCTTTCCACTAAGATCGCCATGTCTCTCAGGAAGTTCGACCTTAACCTCTCTTTTAGGAGGGAGGTTTTCGTTCTTATTCGAAGATGTAAAGATCTTGCTAGACTCGTGCAAAATAGGTTTGAAGTCTCCTTCGAAACGAATGCTAGACACTCTTTGTTCTAGTTGCTTCGGAATTTCAGTCTTCTTAAACCCACTCATTCTCTTGGCCCTCAATAGGTGAAGAGGGATAGAGAAAAATAAAACGTTTTCTCCACACTGCACCATTTGGATAGCATTACCTCTCTGCATCACTGCACTATCAACCGCTAACTTGCGGTTTGAAACTCTAGGTTTCGTAGTCATATGAATAAATCCTTCATTGTCCATCGCTCTTATCAATGATTTTCTATTTTTCTTCTTATTTAGATTCATCACTAATAGTTTTTCTAGGTTTGTA